TATAAATGGTCAACAACAAAAGTAAATCAAATGAAAAAAGAAGAAGAAAGACAAACAAGTTTTGATTCGCAAGAATCAGAAAAACATCCTTTATTAACAAATGAAGAGGAGAAATCTATGAATAAAGAAGATAGACATATCCTTAATGTGAGTGAAACTGACGATAAAGTTATTGTTGAATTCGCAAAGCATGAGGATGTAGAACATGAAGGTGATGAGGTAGAGATAACTGACGAAGTATCTATGACTGAATCAGATGAGGAAAGAAAAGTAATTGATATGCCTATGAAATATAGAACTATTGATTTATCTAAACATTCTTATCTTGATGAGGAAAATAGAAGAGTTCGTATAGGTGTTTCTAGTGAAGAACCTGTTGAAAGAAGTTTTGGCATGGAAGTGCTAGGACATTCTGCTGGTGATATAAACATGGAGTTTATAGCGTCAGGAAGAGCACCATTATTGCTTGACCATGATATGACTAAGCAAATTGGTGTAATTGAAGAATTCAAATTAGATGAGACTGCAAAAAGGACAATTGCAGTAGTTAGATTTGGAAAATCTGCTTTAGCTCGTGAAGTATTTGAAGACGTAAAAGATGGTATTCGTATGAATATATCTGTTGGATATCGAATCGATAAATTAGAACGTTATGAACACAATAATGAGACTTACTACAAAGCTAAATGGACTGCCCTTGAAATCAGCTCGGTTTCAGTTCCTGCTGACCAGTCAAGGCTTGTTGGAGTGGGTCGTAGCAAAGATAAAAATGATATTAACTTTAAGGAGATTAAAATGTCAGAAAATAAACAAGACATAAACCTAGAAGAAGTTAGAACTCAAACTATTGATGAAGCTAAAGCTGAATTTAAAAGAAACTCAAAAGAGATTATAGATTTAGCAGTTAAACACAATAAGAGAGATTTAGCTGACAAAGCGATTGCTGATGGTATCTCTGTTGCAGAATTTAGAGGAATTTTATTAGAAAATATTTCTAACAATACTCCTTTAGAAACTCCTTCAGAAATCGGCATGACTAAAGAAGAAGTAAGAGATTTCAGCCTAGTAAAAGCTATTAGAGCTATGGCTAATCCTGCTGATAGAAAAGCCCAAGAAGATGCAAGATTTGAATTTGAATGTTCTGCTGAAGCTGCAAGACAATATGGTAAAGATGCTCAAGGTATCATGTTACCTGCTGATGTCTTAGGCAGATGGGGTAAAAGAGACTTAAACACTGGAGATGATTCAACACTTGTTGCTGAAAATTATCTTGGTGGTTCTTTCATAGACGTATTAAGAAATTCATCATCAGTTTTAGCCGCAGGTGCAACAACCTTAAATGGACTCATTGGGAACGTTGTAATTCCGAAGAAAACTGCTGCTGCTTCTGCTGGCTGGATTGCTACAGAGGGTGCTGCTGCTTCTGAATCTGAATTTACTTCAGGCTCTGTGACTATGACCCCTCGTGTGGTTGGAGCGACTACAGATGCTACTAGACTACTTTTATCCCAGTCATCACTGGATATTGAGAACTTAATCAGAGACGACCTAACAAAATCAATCGCTACTGCAATTGACTTAGGTGCTTTAGCTGGTTCAGGTTCAAGTGGTCAACCTACAGGTATCAAAAATACTTCAGGTATTAACACTACAACTTTTGCTGCTGCAAACCCAACTTTCGCAGAGATTATTGCTATGGAAAGTGAAGTTGCAAATGACAATGGTTTAGTTGGTAACTTAGGTTATATTTGTAAACCTTCAGACTATGGAACATTAAAAACTACTTCTAAAGACAGTGGTAGTGGTATGTTTGTAGTTGAGCCTGATGGAAGAATGAATGGCTACAATGTTGTCAGAAGTAATCAAGTAACTGCTGGAGACTTCTATTTCGGTAATTTTGCTGATTTATTAGTTGGTTTCTACTCAGGTCTTGATATAACTGTTGACCCATATAGCCTGTCTAACACAGGTAGCATTAGAATAGTTGCTTTACAAACTATGGACGTAGCAGTACGTCATGCTGTGAGCTTCTGTGTATCTAATGATGGTGCATAATTAACCAATGCTTAAATGGAATGGGGGTAGCAATACCCCCAACTTAAATATGAAAAAATATACAATCTTAAAAGATACAGTTGCAGGTGGACAAAGAGTTCATGCTGGCGATATAGTTGAATTACCTGAACATGAAGGTCATGCTTTATGTGGATATGGTAAAGCTGAAGTTCATGTAGATAAACCTAAAGCTGAAAAACAAGATAGAAGCGTAGGTTTAAAAACTTCAAAAACAAAAGCTCCAAAAACAAGAGCTAAAAAATAAATCATGCCAATGGAATTTGATAGAGATTTCGATGGCTACTTAGATGCCACCTATGGACATGGTATAAGAGTTACTTATACTCCTGATGGTGGCTCTGCTTCATCTATCAATGTAATCCTAAATCAAGAATATGTAGATATAGATAGTGGTGGTTTACCAGTACAAGGTTATCAACCTGTAGCTATGGCTAAAACTACTGATATACCTAATATTGCATTTGGCGATACTCTTGCTGCTCCTGCTATTACAAATTTAGATGGAACTACAATTAAAGCAGCAACAAACTATAAAGTTATTAATTATGAGCATGATAATCTAGGTATGACCTCTTTATTACTAGAGGTGCAATAATGGCAAATCATGTCAGGCAACAAATAAGAGAATACTTTGGAACTACATTAACAGGTTTAACAACTACAGGTTCTAATGTATATGAATCAAGAGTTTACACACTACAAGAAGATACTCTGCCTTCTTTAGTTATTTATACAAAATCAGAAACTTCTGAGCCTATAGTTATAGGTACTGACAGGGTTATGAGCAGAGAATTATCAGTTGTAGTAGAAGGATATTGTAAAGCTACTAGCAACTTTGATGATACTATTGATACAATAAGCAAAGAAGTAGAGGAAGCTATTTCTGCTGATAGAACATTAGGTGGTTTAGCAAAAGATACATATATTGAATCAACAGAAATAGAATATACAGGTGATGGGGAACAACCAGTAGGTTATGTTACCCTGACTTTTTTAACTAACTACTATGTTCAGGAAACTAATCCTGATGTAGCAGTATAATAGGAGACAATTATGAAATTAATTAGTCCAAATGGTAAAAGTTCTGTAATAGCTCATCCTACTCAGGTTGAGTCAATGAAGAAAAAGGGCTGGAAAGAGGAAGCAGTCCATTCGCAAGATAAAGTTAAATCTTCTTCTAAGAAAAAGTCGAAAGACGAGGTGAAATATGGCGACTCATAAGGGAAGCGAGGGAACTGTAAAAGTTGGTGCAAATTCAATAGCCGAGATTAGGTCTTATTCTATTGAAGAATCTGCTGATACTTTAGAAGATACTTCAATGGGTGATACTGCTAGAACCTATAAATCATCATTGACTTCTTTCTCAGGAAGTTTAGATGTATTTTGGGATGAGACTGATACTAGTGGTCAAGGTGCTTTAACTATTGGCTCAGAAGTAACTCTTAATGTATATCCTGAAGGAGATACAGCAGGCGATACTTATTACACTGGTTCAGCTATTGTTACTGGTGTTTCAAGAAGTGCATCATTTGATGGATTGGTTGAAGCTAGTATTTCAGTACAAGGTACTGGTGCATTAACATCAACAACAGTATAAGAAAATGTCAGCAATAGATAACGCAAAAAAGCATTTTGCAGAGCAAGATGTAAAAGTAATCGAAGTGCCTGAATGGGGTGATGAGAATAAACCTCTTAAAGTATACAGTAAGCCATTAACGTTAGCTGAAACTTCTAAGCTCTATAAAATGAGTAAAGAAGATGATTTAACAATGATGGCTTATGTTCTTATTTATAAGGCACTTGATGAAAATGGAGATAAACTATTTGATTTAGCAGATAAAAATGCTTTATTGAATCAGGTTGATAGAGAGATATTAGTTGGCGTTGCGACTCAGATTATGGGTCAAGAACCTATTGAGGAAACGAAAAAAAACTAATAAAGGATACTAATTTATATGTGCAATATGCACTTGCTGAAAAACTAGGTAAAACTTTACAAGAGATTCAACAAATTAGTGTCCAAGAATATCAAGGATGGATAGCTTACTTAGAGTTAGCTGAAGAGAAAAGAAACAATGGCAAATAAAAAGGTAAAGTTTGAATTAACAGCAGTAGATAAGACTAAGGCAGCTTTTGATAAAGTTACTAAAGGATTAAAAACTGTTGGTGGAGCTGCTGCTGGGGTTACTAAAGGTGTAGCTGGTATTGGTATTGCTGCTGGTGCTACTGCAACTGCTTTAGCATTTATGGTAGATAAATCTTTTCAAGCTGTAGATGCTATTGGAAAAACTGCAACTCAAACAGGTATAGCTACTGATACATTACAAGCATTTCATTTAGCTGCAAGAGAATCAGGAACAACTATAGAAGGTGCTAATACTGCATTAATTAAATTTGCTAGAAGTATTGGTGATGCTGAGAGAGGTCTTAAAACTCAAGCTGATATATTTAAAAATATTGGTGTTGAGCTAAGAACTACTGATGGAAGAATGAGGTCTTTTGATGCGATTCTTGAAGATACTGCAAAAGGTATTATGGAGCTTGGTTCACAATCTGAAAGAGCTTCAGCATTGGCTAATTTATTTGGTAGACAAGGTGTAATTCTAACTGGTGCTATAACTGATTTATCTGAAAATGGGATTAAGAAATTTATAGATAGAGCAAAAGAATTAGGTATTGTTTTAAGTGAAAAAGTTATAAGAAGAACTGAAGAATTTAATGATGCTGTCGGTGTTATTAGAATGCAAATTGGTTCTTTTGTTAATAATATTACAACATCATTCTTGCCTGTATTTGAAAAAATGCGAGAAAGCATAGCTAAGTTTATACAAGACAGTATTGATAAAGCAGGTGGTATGGATGCTCTAGGAGTCAAGATTGCAAATACAGTTATAGATTTTGTAGCAAAAGGTATAGAGCATTTTGGAATCTTTGCTGATGGTGTAGCAACTATGGTAAACGATATAAAAATTACTCTTAATGAAGCAGCAGTAGCTTTCTTTGAATTCCAAATGAGAATGTTACAAGCAATACCATTTGGTAAATTTGAACAAGAAATATTCGATTTAGATGTTCAGGCTTCAAAATTTAGAATGAATATTATTCAGTTGGAAAAAAACACAACAGAATATGGCAAAAAAGCAAAAGTTGTAGCAGATAAATTAAGAGAGAAAAAGTTAACAGTTGATGATTTAAGAGATTCTACAGATGCTTTAACTGATAGTAATGGTATGTTAGGTAACTCTTTTACAAATTTATTATCACCAACAGATAAATTCTTAGAGCAATTAGAAGATGTAAATCTAGCAATAGAAAATGCAGCAGTTAAGTCTATGAAAAAAATGGAAGATACTATTTTAGATGGTATTAAGACTGGCAAACTTGCATTTGAAGATTTTGCTAATTTTGTTGTAGAACAATTATTAAGAATTGCTATACAACAAATGATAATCAAACCTATAGCAACAAAAATATTTGGTTCTTTACCTTCTTTTGATGGTGGTGGTTATACAGGCATGGGTATAAGAGCAGGTGGTATAGATGGAAAGGGTGGTAGCTTGGCTGTTGTTCATCCTAATGAAACTGTTATTGACCACACTAAAGGACAAGCTATTCAATCTGCACCTACAGTCAACTTTAATATATCAACAGTAGATGCTGCTGGATTTGACCAGTTATTAGCATCAAGAAAAGGATTGATAACATCAATCATAAACAATGCCATGAATAATCAAGGCAAAATGGGAGTAGTATAATGTCAGGACAATTTCCAACATCTCCTAATTTTAGAAGTTTAAATTTTAAAGATAATAGACCTACTTTATTAAATCAGACTTTATCAGGTAA